ACCACGGCCGACTACTTCAAGAACATGAAGGCCGCTATCAAGTATGGTAAGCGTTATGTGGTTGATGACGATGGCGCCGAGGTAAAGGCGTACTCCAAGCGCGTGGAAGCCCATGTTGGCCGTCTCAAGGCCGGGTGGTTCACAGTAGGCTCCCAGTTGGGTAGGATGAAGAATGTAGGCTACTGGATTCGCGGTAACCAATGGAATACTGGTACGCTCGTAGATCAACTGGCAGACCCCAAGCGCCCCGCCATTACAGTTGGCAATAAAGTCCAGAGGCTTCACCGATCCACCGGGGACGGCTTCCGTCTAGCCCTTAACTACCGAGCCTACTCTATGCGCGAGGAGATGTACCAGCGCCTCGTAAAGAACGGCAACGCCAATATGCTTTATCACCTTGCCACCCACCAGGGGGTTGGGGCAGGATTCAACATCACCTAATGAGCGCCCTAATCCGATCCATCATCGAGGACAAATTCTCGGCCTACCTCGCGGCCAATATCACCGATACCAATGTGGTAAAGGGTATCACGGACAGCCTCCGCTCTATGCCGAGCATTGTTGTCTACGCCAACGAGGCTTCTGCCCCCAGGGAACTTGGTGCATCTAACCTTGGTAACTACCATGTCAAACTGGAGATTTTTGTCTACTCCTCTGCCGACGATGAGACGCTCCAGGCGCACCGGGAGCGGGTATCTAAGGTTCACGGCTTGATGGCCGACCTAGCCGCCTGTAAGGCGCTATGGCTACTTAACGAGGGTAAGATGTACCAGATGTGGATCGAGTCCGATGACGAGGGTATGCATAGCCGTAACTACGGCAATAAGGTCGTCTATACTGTGGTGGCCGTACTCCCCCCGACCCTTGTTTGACAGTAGGCTAGTGGTATACCTACTACTATGGCCGCTCAAGAATTCGGACAAGCCCTCATCTTTGGCCCTTACGATGCTGTTACTGGTCTCGTTGTTCAGTCCGACTCCTGGACTGTCCGCTTCGCCCTCGATGTTGAAGTCATGGACGAGTCTGGTCGAGTCATCACCGATCGCCTCGATGATGAGCGCAATGAAATCACGATTGAAGGCGTGGTCAAGGTTGCTGACCCGGTTACCATCGGTGACCAACTTCAGTACGGCGGCATGACCTTCATCATCAAGGAAGTGACTGATCGCGGCTCCAACCAGGAGTACCGCAAACTCTCTGTCCGAGGCGTCAAGTACGAGCAGATTGCCTAACGGCAACGGCGGCCTATGGACTGCCGCTTTACACAGGCCGTAAAGACTTCCATCCTAGAGGTGGAAGTCTGCGGCCGTGTCTTGAAGCCTATCTGTCTTCGTCACAGAATGGTGCTTGAGGAGATTGATTCCCCGGCTGTCAAGGTCAGCAGAATCATGTCACCGCAAGACCTTCTTTTGGCCTGTCATGTTCTTTCGACATACGACCTCAAGGAGATGCTTGTAGTTAAGGCCGACAAACTGGATGAGAAGATGTTCAAGCATATGTTCATCGACGACGATATCTACAAGCGGGAGATGGATAAATTCATCGCCTACTTGTCGTATCACGATTGCGCTCCCACGCTTTGGGATAAGAAAAACAAAGGAAGTACCAGCCGTGGTATCCCTTCTATCCTTGCTTGTGTATCAAGCCTCATCAAAAACGGATTCTCCTACGAGCAAGCCTGGACGATGCCAGAGACTGAAGCAGTATGGTACTATGTAGCCAACTCTATCGCCTCTGGATCTGACATTGATGTAGTTGGTGAAGAGGACAAGATGGCGATGGAGATGCTCAAGAACATGGAGGTTCCCAAAAAGAAATGAGTTCCGACGAAGTAAAAGTAAAGTTCGTGGCAGACACCACCGGGCTGAACAGCGCACAGGTGCCGAACAGCATCCCGGCCACGCCCGGTGGAAGCCCTAACCCTACTCCGAGTCCTACGCCTGGGCCTACCCCTGCTCCTGCCCCAACCCCTGCGCCTGGGCCTAAGCCAGTTCCTACGCCTCCCGCGCCAGTACCAACTCCTCCTGCGCCTGGGCCTACGCCACCCGCTCCAGTCCCTACGCCACCCGCTCCTACGCCGCCTACGCCGCCTACGCCGCCCCCGCGCCCGCCTACGCCGCCTACGCCGAGTCCTGCCCCCACTCCTGCACCTAGGCCGCCACCCCCTCCTCCTGCGCTACCTTGGCAGAAAGGATGGGGAGCAGAATTCCAAACTGATCTCCGTCAGCAAGCCGGGCAGATGTTGTCTGGATTCAACCTTCTTTCGATGGCTATCGACTTCGGTGTCAAAGCCGTGAAGGCTGGCATTGAGCGAGGCGAAGAAATCCAGAAGGCGTCCCGAATGACTGGCCTATCCACTAAGGAAGTCCAGGAACTCGGCTTTGCCGCAAAGATGTCTGGTGTGTCCTTTGGAGAGTTCGTTCAGTCCATTACCAATGGTAACAAGGTTCTAGGTAGAATGGCGCTTGAAGGTGGTGGCAATGTCGTAGCCCTTCGTCGTCTTGGAATCAGCCTAGAAGGCGTCCGCTCTGGATCTGTGAAGTCTACGGATGTCTTGATGAAGATGGCCGACGCCTACAAGAAGAACGCCGAGACAGCCGAGATGGCCGCCTTGGGCGCCGAACTCTTTGGGGACTCATTCAAGACTATGATTCCGATGCTCCGACAGGGCAAGGAAGGAATTGAGGCATATAAGAAAGCCGCCCCGGTTGTTAGCGGTGTTGCCGTTAGCGCGGCCGCTGATGCTGGAAAGGTTGGAGGCGGTATGTGGGATTGGTTCACCACCAATCTTGCCGCTGGAGTAACTGGATTCGGAGCAAAAGATACTGGAAAAATTGCTATTGCTGGAGCGGGGGGTAACGGAGATGACAAAAAGACTGTAGACCAACTATTGAAAGGTGCTGATAGAAGTTGGACTGGTGTTTTAAAAAATTTGGTCAATCCATACGATGCCGTTAGTGGTACTCTTGACCAAGAGTACGGCGTCCGTGGACTAGGTGAAACCACTCAAGATGTTCGCAACAAGGTTGCCGAACAGTTTGGCGACGAGAAGGGTTGGACTGAAAAGCAGAAGGGCATCATCGCTGAGTTCGACAAGCGTATCGCCGCCGAAGGCAAGATGGATCTCCAGAAGGGTATCTTCCAGACCGCCTCCACTATGCAACAGATGGGCGGTGGCGATGTACTTTCTGCTATTTCCCGCGTAGATAGTCTTGACGCCATCAAGAATGCCACCGAGCGTTCTGCTAACGCCCTGGAAGAGATGAACACCAAGGGCGGTGGATCTTCCTCTGGCACACCCGCACCCGCACAACAAACCGACATCGTCGTAAAATAATATGCCTGTAAACCCACAGAAACCTAGAGCAAGAACTGAGAAGTCATTTGGCGTTGATCTTATCAACACCTACGCGCTCGACCAGAACTGGTCGCTATCGCACGATGGCTTTGGGCTTGTGACTGCTCAGTTCAAGTACACCGCAGACGCCTATAAGACCAAGGACATCACCACGGACTTTAAGCGCGGTGACAAGCCCCCGATTCCCGGCTACGAGAACTTCACCCTATACAAGGTTTCCTCGTCAACCAACCAGGGAATCCTTACTGTGAACGCCGAGTACTGCGGCATCGAAGGCGGTGTGGAGACTACTGTATGCCAAGTCCAGGTCAACAGCGCCACCGGGCAGGAAGCCATCGAGACACACCCTAACTTTACCGAGGCCATCTCTCCCCGCATCAGCACGAAGCCGCTTGCTGGCCCTGCCAAGTTTATTGCGGACAACGAAGAAGACCTAACGAAGAATCCCAACCGGGCGCACTTCGCTATGCAGAAGTCTACCTCTAAACAGGTTGTTGTCTACGCCTTTGCTGGGTTCCTTCCTGCCCAGAAGCCCGGAGACACCATCAACATCAAGGCTGGTATCCGTTCTTACTTCAAGCCTTCGGTTACACTCCGATGCCTCGTATACACCAATAACGCAGAACTCGCCCAAGAGACTGTGCGTCGGGTGGGCTGGTCTAACAAGGGTAAGTTTGGTGCGATTAATCTCCCACCCCCATACGACACCCTTCTTGCCAAGGCAGATCAAGACCTACCTGTTGTGTTCGTTGGTAATCCTGGCGTCAATCGCAGTTTCCTTTGCACCAACGCCTCCGTTGAAACCTATGGTGGACTATACAAGATCCAAGCCGATCTTATGATGTCTGGATTCATCGGCTGGGATAAGGACATCTACCCATCCGTTTCTCCGTAACATGGGATTACAAGGATTCAGCAACAACTCCTCTGGCGGTATGTCGCCTGGAGATCCCTTATACTCAAAGTCGTACAACAACCTTGCATCATCTGCCGACAAGGCTCAGTTCGGCCCAAGCGCGGGCGCCATCTTTAATAGCACCAACGGAGGAATGGCGATGTACATTGAGTCATCGCGCAATGATGAGGGTGATCCAAATCTTGAGCAGTTTCAGATTACTGTTGAGGGTTATCCTGTAGGGACAGATACGACTAGTTTTTCAATCATCCGCGTCGTAAAGGGAGAGGTGGTATGGATTCCAGTACTTCCCCAGGATAACCTTCCAGTTCCCAATCCTGTCCCTACGGACAAATGTGTAACGCAGACCACCATTGAGAACTGGTACGCGCTACCCACCTTCCCGGTCATTGACGATGAGAACTCGACCTACATCGGAGATGGAGGCATCCGAGTACCTAACATCAGCGGCATCGATGTTGGTATCTTCGTCTTCAAGTCCACGATGCTACCGATTGACCACGATCCTATCATCATCGCAGTTCCTAACACAGGATACGAACTTACCTGCCCAGTAACATTTCCAGGAACGCCTCCATTCCCCCTCGCCGTCTGGCAAGCCATCAAGGTCGGCAGCGCCAAGTATGAAGTCCCAGAAGGTTCGGAAGAAGATACCCCGCCTCAATGGATCGTCACCCAGAACTTCATCGGGTCTATGGTCTTCCCCGGCGGTGGTGGTGGTGGTGAGGCAAACACTCCCTTTTTGCCTCCGCAACTTCCGTCGGTAGCCTTCCAGAAGGCTCGACCCGCTCCGTTTGAGTGCCGAATCGATGTGGACTCCAGCGGGGATATGCTTCTCAAGATTGGCAACGGAACCATCTCGTACACCCAGAGCAATATGCCCTGGATTCAGATTGGGGCATACTCCGAGAAGTTCCAGTACCAGTACACCAAGGTTCAAGTTGCTCCAACTGGTTGGAGGAAAGAAGGAAACAACGCCGATGAGGGATGGATGGAACTCGGTGGCGGTTATAAGATTAGCGGTGAAGGCCAATGGTATCTCTGCGCCTCTTACTGGGATGTCTGGACTGGCCCTAGTCTCTCACTCCCCACTCCGCTCCAAGGAAGAAAGCCCTTCCTCTCGCTGATCGACGCCTACGGAAGCAATGTAGGCAAACTATTCAGACAGACCGGGGCTGGCCTATACACCCAGACTATGAATGTCCAGAAGATGACTGGGTATGATTCGGAAAGCACAGAGGAGTTTGCCGACTGGATGCATTGTCACTCCACTTGGTTCAATCCGATGAAGTACGGATACGACATTAAGATGATCGCTCGTATCGAGTCCAGGCCAGCGCCTTCGGCTAATGCACAGGTTTCCGTATCCCAGTTGTCCAGCGATAGCAGGAATATGATTCAGAACATCTACTTCCCGGCCTTACCCAAGGATGGGTTCGTGGTGTTCACATTGGACGGCATTCCATCCAATCCGTTTTATCCTTCTCCCTGGGCTGGCTACAACAACGCCATCAACCTGTTCAATGCCCTACAGGCTATTCCCGCGCTACAGGGCAACATCTCTGTAACCAAGACGAGTGAACAGAACTTCTATGTCACCTTCATTAATGACCTAGAAGCCACGGACATCCCTCTTCTGGTTGCGAATAACGCTGGCGTCGAGTCTTGGCCTTACGAGTACATCATCGACCAGTATCATACTGGTAGCCTAACCCTGGACACCGAGCCTAAGTTCAACGGAACTCAGATTATGAACAAGGAAGGGGTTACCAGCGACGACGATCCGTACACCATCCAGTCAAACGCAAGCCCTGCGTTCAACAAGGTTGTCAACCGGGATGATATGCTGGCTTGTGATAACCTTGAAGGAGATAACAACTTTACTGGTATGTTCCCGGTTGTTGACGGACAAGTTCCCAACTCCTGGACATTCAGAAACTTCTCGCAGGAGTTCTACTTCAAAGCCAACGGATGCCAAGACGAGTCCGAGTGCGCTCCGTTCAAGGTCAAGCGCAACGGAGTGGTTGGAGATGATGTTGTCTATGAAATCTGCACAGGAACTGTTAATAACATCATCCCTCAGAACATCAGCGATACCTTCATTCTTGTTAATGGTGACTCTGTCTGGCTTCGTTGCGATGTTAATAGTTCTGACAACGAATACCCATATCAGATTATGGTCGAGTATGGAACTACGATGCCGTCTGACACGGATGACTTCGGCTATGTCAAGGTGGCTACATTGGTTGGAGGTGAGATCCAGCAGTTCATCACCGGGTCTCTGTGGTCTGACCGCATCAAACTTGGAACCCAGACAGCCACCTATTACTACGCTCGTATCTAATGGGCTTTGTGATCGGCACAGACGGAGGTTACAGCACTTGGGCATCCCTTCGTGGATGCCTATGGAACCCTGGAATTAATGATGTTGTTGGGTGGCCCCCAGATGACCCTTTAATATATTTAGCACATAATAAATATTACCCTGTTGGTTCATTTGATATTTACCCGCCTTGCTTCTTTATAAGTGAAAGCGGAACTATGCTTAGGAAGATTCACCTTTACGGAGGGTGGTTTATCCAATACCCGCAGTTCGCAGACCCTTCAAATCCAAGTTATTGGTTAGGTTATATGTATTGGTTTGGTATGGATACGAAGGACTTCGATGAGATGGTCGGTTCAATAATGGTAGCCCCACCAGGCTCGGCGGCCCTAGAAGAGTCCGCTTACGACACAAGTGGCCCTGGACAGTATGTGGCTCAATACAACTGGGGTTTCGGTATCCAGACCATCCAGAAGTTGAAGGTCTTAACTTAAAGGTTGACCCCTTTGACTAGGGGCTAGGCTTAGGACTATGGCTATCAACACCTACCGCTTTTGGATGGCGACGGACTCCAACCGCCTTCTGGCTAACCAGAACTCGTTCATCCAGGCAAGCCCCCCCGCTTTCTACCAAGGAAATGTTGCTAACCTTGAACTTTACATAGTGGCGTCGGCTGGCGTTGGCCTTACCCCTGTTGAAGTCCCTTTCCCGGCTGGCGCTGAGATCAGCGTGGCCGTCGGTAATACCAACTCCTACCCTACTGGTGGATCTTGGGAACTGTCAGTTGATGATACCGAGACCGAGCCTATGCCATACAACGCGACCACCACACAGGTGGCCGCCGCTCTAAACGCTCTTACAGCCGTATCTTCGGCTGGTGGTGTTTCCGTGTCTAAGACCGGGGCTGGCTATACCATCACCTGGAACACCTATGGCCTCAAACCCACCATCGGAATCGGCTCCGACACCCTTACCCCTTCCTCCTACGAGTCCATCAGCCTTGTCCAAACTGGTAGTGCCAATCATCGGCAGATTGTTTTTGTTGAACTGCGCCAGAATCCGATTGCTCTAAGCACAACCTGGACTCCCCTACCCAATCCGTCCATCACCTCAACGCTCATTAAAGCGTGGGATGGAGTTTCCGTAATCTGGCGTGTCACGATCTACCCCCAGCCCAAGGCCGGGACAATGACCCTGTCTTACGGAACCAAGACGGCCACCCTCGATGTCAGTTCGTCTGCTACCGACATTGCAAACGCCCTTGAAGCACAAGTATTCGCAACTGGCCGATTCCAATGGGATGTTGCCCTTGCGGAGGATTCCACCCTTAATGTAAGCGGTAACCTTATTGGTTATAACGGCTACTCTGGAACGATTAACTTTGCCACCGCCGAGTGCCACCAGTTCCTTGCTGGAGACGAGTCTAGGGCTACTACCATTGAAGTGTCCATCAGCGTCAACGATGAGCGCTTTACACTCATCCAGACTGGTTGTGAAATCTTTGCTGATGTTGTCTCAGACGGAGTAATCTCCCCCCTCACCCTTGGCGTAGCCCTATCCGAACAGGTTGCCAACGCTCGATTCGTCCGTCGCGACATTGACCAGGCTCCAGACGCCGCCACGCAGGATGTCATCTGGCAAAACCTTGGCGTTGAAACGCTAGGCTCGGATGTGTCTAGCGCAATCAATGGCGCCGACTCTCCTTCGGCCGCCAATCCTTTCGCCACGATCAGCGACATCCCAACTGTCACCTCTGCCGTCTGGGGACAGATTACCGGGGACATCGAAAACCAAAGCGACCTCGACTACGCTCTCACCTCGCTTGACAACCTCAAGTACGACAAGAGCAACCCGGCTGGATTCATCACACAGGCCGATGTTGCTGGGTTCGCAACCCAGCAATGGGTAGTTGACCAGAACTATTATCTTTCTAGCAATCCGCAAGGTTTCATCACATCCTCTGCGCTTACGCCTTACGCCACGAATGCTTCTCCCGCTTTGACCGGGACTGCCACGATCACAAACCCTCCGGGGTCGGGCGGCCTTAGCGTAGTAACAAGCGGTGTTAATGCATACACTAGTAGCCTAACCAGTAGCATACTCCGTGTTGGATTCCTCAATTACCAGAACGCAAATGCGTATATGACTGCAACTGAGGTTGGCGTTGGTGGTGACGCTACTGGATACGCTCGCCTTAGCACCAATAATACTGGAGGTTATAATCCTCAATTAACTCTTTACGAATACGGCCCTGCGGCCCCCATCCAGGGACGAAGCACTATCATCAAGGAAGGAAAGTTCTTCGTTGATAACAACCAAGGAGATGGCCCTGTCGAGGTGTATGCTCCTTATGCCGTACTTGACACCAAAGCCAACCTCTCTGGTGCGGCCTTTACTGGCAAGGTCAATTTTGCCACGATTAGTTCAAGTTCTCCAAGCATTAACCTTGGAGGTCAATGCGACTCTGCTCCCGCCAGCGCGGCCAATGGTGACCTCTGGATTTCAAACGCCGCATCCCCCAAGATTACTTATCGAACTGGTGGAGTTAACTACAATGTCCCAGTCCTAAATCAGTTCAACACCTTTACCGGGCAGATGGTGATCGACACAAGCAGTAGCACTACTGCGGCCCTTCGTGTCACCCAGCGTGGATCTGGAAACGCCATCGAGGTTGAGGACAGTACCACCCCCGATGCCACCCGCTTCGTCGTAGATCAGTTCGGCAAGGTTGGCGTAGGTACTGCCCCGGACGCTACGGCGGCCATTAGGGTGGACGGCAACGGCATCTCGTTCAATGGCCTGTCCTTTAATCCTACTGGCACGGCTTCCCATACTGGTGGCCCAGACACTCTAGACCTCCTGGTCACCATCAACGGCGTGAACTACCGCCTCGGCCTTCGTCCCGCTTAATCCTATGATCATCGCACTCATCTCCCTCATTCTCGGCTTCGCTGGCGGCTTCTACGCTGGCGTCAAGAACGCCAACAGTTCCAAACTCGCCAAGGGTAAGGAACTGCTGTCCGCTCTCAAGTCCAAGGAGTAATCCGATGTGGCGCACTCTCCCAGTCGTCCTGCTGGTTGGGTGCGCCACGAAAGGTGATCTCCCCAAGCAACCCGACGCCCCTGTCACGCCCATCGTCCAGGAGGTTGGTAAGGTGCAGGATAAGGCTGACGGCCGGGTAAGCGCCGCCGTAGCCATCGCCAAGGAGAACGCCGAGAAGCCAGCCGTAGTCCGCGCTGAACTCGGCGTTGCCTCTTCCTACCTCCCGGCCCCCAGCGAGAGCGACCTAGCCTTCGCTCGCCAGCGAGCCGCCAAGGCTGACCAGAAGGACTACAAGGTGGCCGAGGAGTACGGCAAGAAACTCCTAGCCAAGATCAACACCGACTGGTCGAAGATGGAGAAAGACCAGGCAGAGGCCAAGCGGGTCTCCGACCTCAAGGACGCCAAGATCAAGGAACTGACCGCCGAGATTGCTCGCGTGAAGAAGGAAGCCTCGGCCAACATCTGGAGCCTCACCGGGGCAGGGCTGGTGGTCATAGGTGGCCTTGCCTGTGCCTTCGCCTCCATCCGTATCGGCATCCCAATTCTGATGACTGGCGCCTTCGCCGCCGCCGTACCTTTCATTATCGATTCTCCCTACTTTGAGTACATCGCTGGAGTCACGCTCGTTGCCGTCTGCGGCCTGGGCATCTACTGGCTGTTCGACAAGGTTAGGGACTCCGTCAAAAACGATGTCCCCCCCTCCCCCAGCGAGTAACCCAGACGACTACCAACAGGTGGTCAAGGATGGGGTGATTGCCTCTGCCCTAGGCTCGGCCGCAATGGTGGCCCGCCTCCTCCTCAGTACCGAGCCAGTCTCCCTGGGCTGGGTCATCCGACGGATCTTCGCCGCCGCCATCACGGCGGCCTTCGTGGGCTGGGCGGTGACCGAGCATATCCAATCCGTCCCCCTGCGCTTCGCCGCCGTGGGCGCATCTGGCTACGCCGCCCCAGAAGTGCTGGACTACCTTTTGAAGTACATTCACGCTAGAGGCCAGAAAGAGATAGTCGCCGTAAAGAAGGGAGTTCCCAATGCAAAAAGAAAGCCCGCCAAGAAGCGTCGATAACAATCTGCTGATCGCCGCAGGGATTATCCTAGGCATCGCGGCTCTCTGCTCGGTCTACACCGGGATGGTGGTCACCGCAGTCCTCAACGCCTTTGAGTCAACCGAGGCGATGGTTATGCTGATCACCGATTCGGGTATCAAGTCCGATGACCTAAAGACCGAGCGTCAGTTGTCCGAAGCGACCCTTGCCCTTCGCGCTTCCCGCGACATCGCCGTTGCCCTGGGCGTAGCCTCTCTGATGATGGGCGTGGCTCTGGCTTGGCGCGTCTGGGGGCAAAAGGTGAATAGGTAGACACCAACCAGTCTATCAAAGCGCCTTGGCGGGTGGTTTTTGTCATTATGAGAGGGCAGTCCCGGTGTAAAACAGGGCGGCTCCCACCTTTTTGGGGCTTAGGATGCCATTGGTGACCATAGCCTTGATGAGGGCGGCGGCTTGATCTTGGTCAAGGCCGTAGTCCGTTTCCAGTTCCTTGAGCATAGCCCCCCTGGAGGTGCAGGGCTTGGAGGCGAAGTGAGCGTACTGCTCCCCGACCTTGAGGAGTTCAAACTTGGAGGACAGCGGCGCAACCTCCCACAGCACCTTGCCCTCGGCGTGGCGCAACTTGATGGACAGGGTAGGCTTGCCGTCGGGCATCCGCATCCCGGCCAACTTGCCGCGCTTGGTGAGGTTGAAGGAGAAGATCGGGTAGTCCTTGGACTCCCGACGGACATTTATAATCGCCCTTGCCCAGTTTACGAGTTCTGAACTTCCCAGTCCAGAATATGCCATATCGCTGATGGTCTGGCCTTCCGTGACCTCCTTTGGCTTGGGCTTACCTTCGTGGTGGGTGAAGACAATGATGCACCCGGTGTCCTTGAGAATAGGCTGGATAAGGTTACGGAGAAAGTGCGAGGCCACCTCCTGCTTGGAAAGATCCCCTCCTACATACGAAAGAAGCGGATCGCAGAAGATGACATCAAGTTGCATCCGAACCACAATCTTACGGACGAGGTCAGCGAAGTCCTTGCCTGTCTTGGTGGTCTCGGTGAAGAAGCGGAGGTTCTCGCGCAGGAGCGCCTTGTCCTCCCTAGACAGGTTCATCGCCGAGGTCACCCCTTGGTAGGACTCGGCCAAGTCGCCGACATCGCACTCAGCCTGGATGACGCCCACCTTGAGCGCTCGCTTGACTGGGATGCCGAACAACTCGCGGCCGAGCGCCCAAGAGCAAGCCGTCTGCATCGTGAAGGAGGACTTACCGATACCAGACTGCCCGGTGATGAGGAGGGAGCCACCCTTGCACAGCCAGCGGCCGTGGCCGATCATGTGGTTCGGGTCGTGCTGGGTATCGTAGGTCTCCAGGAAGTCGGTACGGAGTTCGTCGGGGAGGTCTTGTCCGTCCTTCCAGATAACCCAAGAGTCCCAGTCTTCGGCGCCAACCTTGAGCGCCAGAACCTTCTGCTCCTTCTCTCCGCGCATCACGCCGCCCAGGCGAGACCATCGGGAAGGGTTCTTGTTCTGCGGGTCTGGTTCGTGGTCGGTGAGGAAGTCATACACAGTATTACGACGCTCCTCCCATTGCTCCTTGGTCTCGGCATCCACCTTCACCCATGCGTGGACGGACTTGCCACCAGACTCGATGAGCGCCGTAATGGGTAGGTTGGACTGGTGGAAAATGGCGATCTGTTCGTCCCGGCTCTTCTTGTCGAACTCGACCAGCACATGGCGGTAGGACGAGACGGAGTTGTCCGTGCCATTGAAGTCATCCACCTTGAAAGGATTGATGCGAATCCAGGCGCCCTGCTCGGACTGCTGGTAGTGCTTCTTGCCCTTGGCGTCTGGGCTGAAGAAGCGGGCGATCCACTCGGCTCGCGTAAGGAAGTTTCCCTTGGAGGCCGGGAAGTACTTGCCGTCCTCATTCTGCCCAGCCTCGTTGGTGATGCAGACCACCTCGTCATCCTTGAAGGCGGCGAGCAGGAGGTCGGCCGTTCCGATAGGTACTGAGCCAAAGGCAATCTCGGCCACGCGCTTCGGGTCAAACATCATTCGGCCATTGGAGCCGACGGCGCGCTCGGTCTTGCCGAGCCAACCCTTCGGGCGTTCGTGCGGCTTCACATAGGCGTCATTCAACTTGTGGCGCAGATCCTTCTCGCCCCAGGGCGGGGCGCAATGCGAGAGGTTCCACTCCTGGAGCAGAGACCACGCATCGTCCCAACCCAGTTCAAATCCGTGGGCGAGGATGCTGGCCGCCCGGTAGGTGGCAGGGTGTCCACCCTGTCCAGAAACGGCGGGAGG